GTCAATTGTTGACGGAGGCAAAATGAAACATTTGGCAGTAGTTGCCTTATGTTTATTTTCGACTTTTGCAAGCGCTAGTGAGATTGAAGAAGTTGTTGTGAAGGCAAGACAAGTTCGTATTGTGTTAATCAAACTCTCTGAAAATCATCGCCAGGATCCTATTACGGGTCATTGGTACTACGTGGAAGAAAAGAAAGAAGAGAAAACTAAGGCGTAAAGTCTGGGGCCCTTCGGGGCCCCTTTTTGTGAGGAATATAGCATGGCTATTAAAGTTGTAAGAATGTTGTCTGGAGAAGATATTCTCTGTGAGTGTGAAGATAAGACTGACTACTTGGAAATTGTTAACGGAGTAGTCGTTGTCCCCACCCAGCAAAGTAGTGTACAATTCGTACCATACAGTCCCTTTACTACAAAGGATCCGTTACATATTAACAAGGACATGGTCGTCTTTGTTGGAGAGCCAGACAACAGTCTTATGAATCAGCATAAGAAAATGTTTGGTGGAATTATTACCCCTGAATCAGGACTTATAGCATGAGTAAATTTATAGTAATGAAATTGGTTGGTGGTCAAGATGTAATGGCCAAACTTATTGAGGAGACTGATACATCTTACAAATTAGAGTCTCCGATGGTAATGACAGTAGACACTGATAGGATCATGTACATAGCACTTGCACCTTTCAGTCCGATGGATGAGCAAGTAGAACTCAGTAAGCAACACGTACTCTTTGATGCAAGACCATTACCACACATGATTGATCAGTTCGATGATCTTATGAACGGTAAGCTACCGCAAGCAACGCCTGTTGATAATGAGTAAACCTTTCTATACGAACGTGACTCGAGGTCGCGGTCGGCAAGGCGACTATCTTTACTTTAGAGGATACAACAACGGCAAGCGTATCCAACGCAAGGTAAGGTACAAGCCTACTTTATACGTTCCAAGTCCCGAACCAACTGAGTTTAAATCACTTAGTGGTTCTTACCTGGCTGATATGACTTTCGAAAGTATTCGCGAAGCTCGAAATTTTATTGACGAGTACAAGAACGTCGATAATTTTGACATCCACGGTAACCAAGACTTTATACAACAGTTCATTAGTGATGCGTTCCAGCATGTGATTGAGTTTAACCGTGACGTTATCAACGTTACGACTATTGATATCGAAGTCCAATCTGATCAAGGTTTTCCAAGACCTGAAGACGCCAACCATCCAGTAACAGCAATCACTATTAAAAACAATATCGATAACGTATACTACGTTTGGGGTATGGGTGACTGGGACCACAGCAAGTCTATCGTTAATCATTTGACAGTCAAGTACGTCAAGTGTGCCAATGAAGCCGAGCTGCTCCACAAATTTATGGATCAATGGGCGTCCAACTATCCGGATGCTGTTACAGGTTGGAACAGTAGATTCTTTGACCTCGTCTATTTGGTTAACCGTATTAACAAAGTACTTGGTGACGGTCACGCTAACAAGCTATCACCGTGGCACCACGAAATGGGTCACACGCTCAGATATCGAGAAGTTGGTTCGTTTGAGACTCCTGTATATGAGATCGAAGGTATTGAGCAGTTAGATTACTTGGATCTGTTTAAGAAGTTTGCATACAGTTATGGTACTCAAGAGTCTTACAAGCTAGATCACATTGCTCATGTTGTACTTGGTGAAAATAAGATCGACTACAGTGAATATGGATCTCTTAACGAACTGTACCTAAACGACTTTCAGAAGTTTATTGACTATAACATTAAGGACGTTGAGATTGTAGACCGACTTGAAGACAAGATGGGTCTTGCTACCTTGTGCATGACGATAGCATACAAAGGTAAAGTCAACTACGCTGATGCTTTTGGTTCTGTTGCGGTGTGGGATGCTTTGATATTCAATGAGCTCCGTAGTAGAGGAATCATTTGTCCTCCCAAGAGGAGCAACGAAAAAGAAAGGAAGATTGAAGGTGCACACGTAAAGGATCCGCAGGTTGGCATGCATGAATGGGTAATGTCGTTTGACTTAAACAGTCTATATCCACATATCATCATGCAATACAATATGTCACCAGAGACGATTGTAGATAGCGTGCATTCGTTTGATCTACTTAAACGAGACAACACAAACGGACACTATCATTCGTCTGTAGATTATCTGTTGGATCAAAACCCACTTAATATAAAGACAGAGCACAGTATGGCTGGCACCGGCCAGTTCTTTGATCGTACTAAGCGAGGACTGTTTCCTGAGCTAGTTGATAACCTGTATAGTGAGCGTAAGCAATACAAAAAGCAAATGCTAGACGTGGAGCAGCAGATACAGGATCAAGGATCTAATTATGAGTTGGAGAAGTTAGTAACGACTTTAGACAATAAGCANATGGCTATTAAGATTCTAATGAATAGCCTTTATGGTGCGATGTCTAATGAGTACTTCAGATATTACGATATGAGGATTGCTGAGGGTATCACAATCAGTGGTCAGCTTACAATTCGTTGGGCAGAGAAGCATCTTAACCAGTACATGAATAAGGTACTGGGTACAGATAACCAAGACTATGTGATTGCAATCGATACTGATTCCCTGTACATTAACATGGGCGGACTTGTAAACAAAGTCAATCCAAAAGACCCAGTAAAGTTCTTAGACAAGGTTGCCACAGAGAAGATTGAGCCTCTACTTGATCTTGCGTATCAAAAGCTGAAGGACTATCTACACGGTTATGATCAGATGATGGTCATGAAGCGAGAGGTGATTGCATCTAAAGGCGTGTGGACTGGTAAGAAGCACTACGTGCTAAACGTACACAACAGCGAAGGTGTACAATACAAAGAACCTAAGCTAAAGATGATGGGTATCGAGGCTGTAAGATCATCGACTCCAGCTGTGTGTCGTGAGATGTTTAAGGATACTCTTAAGGTAATCTTGGAAAAGGACGAGATCAGTACACAGAACTATATCCGTGAATTACGTGATAAGTTCAAACATTTACCCATTGAAGACATAGCATTTCCACGCTCTGTCAATCGACTACCCTTTTACAAAGACAGTGTAACGCTGTTTAAGAAAGGAACACCGATACAGGTTCGTGCAGCATTGAAGTATAATTACTACATTGATCAATATCAGTTGAACAATAAATATGAGAAGATATACTCGGGTGAGAAGATTAAGTTTTGTTATCTAAAACAACCCAACAAGGTACAGAGCAATGTCATTGCATTCCCTCAAATCCTGCCTGAAGAATTTAGTGTACGCGAGCATGTGGATTACGATACCCAGTTTGAGAAGGCTTTTGTTGAACCCGTCAAGAGCATTTTGGATGCTGTGGGTTGGGATGTAGAACCAAGGGCAACTCTGGAGGCATTCTTCTAATGAGCGACAACATATACAACGCTTTCGATTTTGGATTTTCCATGGTCGATGAGGATGAGCTGGAAGCAGTACAGGCAGCTCATGAACAAGTACAGACTACCTCGGCAACAGCCGAGCAATTACAAGCGCGGCTAACTAAATTATATGATGCAGTGCAGCCACTCCTTCATAATCTTAGACAGAGCTCCGATAAAGAATATATTTGGTGGCCAAACAGATTGGAGAAGATCGAGCAGTTTTCGGACATGCTCGACGGAATCTACAAAGGCTAACAATGGGCATTTTAACCCTTGTTATGGCTCTTGCTATCTCTGGTGTAGCAGCGTGGTACAGTATTGCTGGTCTAGTGGCTATCTTTTCCGGAGCAACAACTGCTATCATTATCATGGGCGGTGTATTGGAAGCAGGTAAGTTGGTTACAGCCTCTTGGTTATACCGTAACTGGAAGCAAGTACCGTTATTACTAAAATCATATCTTACATCAGCGGTGGTTGTGTTGATGTTTATCACCTCAATGGGTATCTTTGGCTTTTTGTCAAAGGCACATTTGGAACATTCAATATCAGTAGGTGGAACCAATGAACTACAAATCACTAACTTGGAAAGACAGATTGCGAGACAGCAATCAATCATTGCTGATGCAGAAACGGTACTCACGCAACTGGATTCGCAAGTCGCTACCCTTATCGAATACGACAGGATTCGTGGTCCTACAGGTTCGATTGCTGTACGCGAAAGTCAATCGGAGGAGAGGGGTGTTCTCAACGAGGCGATCGATGCTGCGTATGTACGCATTGATGAATTACAAACGGACCTTGCGCCGTATAAAAGGGCGCAGTTGGATATTGAGGTTGAGGTCGGACCACTTAAATACATCGCGGAGTTAATATATGGAGATCAAGCTCGTGACTTTTTTGATGAAGCCGTACGTTGGGTTATTTTGCTTATTGTCTTTGTATTCGATCCACTCGCTG